GCCGCCGATCTGAAGGCGAACGCATTGTGCAGACCGCACAACAGCGCGAAGCTGATCAGGGCTTGGTTATCCAAGCGTGGATGCGACGTTCCTCAGGCTTGGAACTGAAGAAAAACCACAAAGAAGCCTGCCAACGACTCAACTTCAACCCGAACAAGCGTTCGATTGACTTCCGCATGAGCCACGGCGAAAGTCATCGCCGATTACAGCAACCTTACCAGAGCTTTCACCCTTCGCTGGCTGGCGTTCGTGCCCGTCAAATGCTCGAAAGCCGAGGCTTTGGAACTGGCCTGCCCGATAAGGGCGGCGTGCTGACCATGCCTACCTTCGTTCAGTCGGTTGAATTGGCCATGCTCGACTTCTCGGGCATGTTGCAAGTCGCCGAACTGATCCCCACTGACAAGGGTGGTGAGTTCAAGTGGCCGACAGGCAACGATACCAGCAACACAGGCCGCCGGCTGAATGCCGCTGGCACTGTGACGACCGACACAACTTCGCCATTCGCTGCAAAGTCGTGGTTCGACTTCAAATACTCCTCTGACCTCATCAAGGTCGAGCAGGAGCTATTGGAAGATTCGTTCGTCGATTTGCCCAGTATCATCGCTGGAATGTTGGGTGAACGCCTGGGCCGAATCTCCAACACCGATTTTACTACTGGTAACGGTGGTTCTGCCCCTGAAGGCATCATCACTGGCACCAGTGCGGGCAAGACGACTGCTTCATCGTCCGCCTTCACTGCCAAGGAACTGATCGACTTTCAGCACAGCGTTGACCCTGCCTACCGCAGTGGCGCAGGGTTCATGATGCACGACGCGATTCTGGCAGAAGTCCGCAAATTACAGGACAGCCAGAACCGCTTCTACATCAACTTCATCGACGGTCTGCGTGAAGGCGTGCCTGATCGACTGCTTGGCTGTCCGATCTACATCAACCAGGCAATGGATTCAACCTTGGTGACCACCAAGAAAATCATGCTCTTCGGTCAGTTGAACAAGTACAAGGTTCGCCGGGTGAACGCCATCCGCCTGTACCGCTTGCAGGAACGCTACCGAGACACCGACGAAGATGGTTTTGTCGCCTTCATCCGACAGGACGGCAAGCTGCTTCAAGCGGGTGTTGCACCAGTCAAGCAACTTGTCATGGTCTAATCATGAACCGTCAACCGCAAACTGTCCGTACAGCCGCCTTGGTGCCAAACCGGGCGGCGACTGCCTACCCTAAACCACGCCAGCCAAGGAAAACAAAACATGATATTCAGAGGCTTGCTCAAGTCCGCAAAGATTGTCGCCGTCAGCCCTGACGTGGCCGCTGGAACCACCACGATCGAGCCAGTGACGATTGACATGGCGGGGTATCGCTCTTGCTTGATTATCGCCTACCTGGGCGACGTGACGGCAACCGCAGTGCCTCACCTTCAAGCAAAGGCCGCTGACACCAACACCGTAGGCACTGCTATTGCTGGCACTGCTGCCTTGGCCGCTGCTGGTGCATCCGACTACGACGACAAGTTGATGATTCTGGATGTGGTCAACGTCCGTCAGCGTTACCTCAGCCCTTCGCTTGCCCGAACCACGGCTAACGTCGCAGTTAATGGCATCATTGCCATCCTGTACGATGCTCGTAATGTCCCCGTTACTCAGGGTAGCGATGTAATCGACGGCACTTCGCTTTCAAACCCCGCTGCTGTCTAACGAGGTGGCGAGAATGCACCTCGAACTGTTGAACGTATCATCGGCGGACATCATCCCCATTGTGGAGATGTCCGCCTTTTTGCGTGTTGATGACCCAACGCAGAACGCCGAAATTGCCCGGCTGGTGAAAGCCGCTATCACCAAGTTCCAAGAGTGGACAGGGCGACAGTGTTTGACCGCAACGTACAAGATGACGTTGCGTAGTTTCCCCCGTTGCTGGGGTGCTATCCGCATTCCTAAGCCGCCATTCTCTTCTATCACCAGCGTCGGCTACTATGCCACCGCAGGTACACTCACCTATCTAGCTGAAACGACCGGCTATCAGGTAGCCAAGGGCGACAGCTTTTACGAACTATGGCCGCCTACTCAAGGTTTCTGGCCATCGTGCGCACCTGGGCTGGCGAACGGTGTCGAAATCGTCTTCACCTGCGGGTATGGCGTGCAGCGAGACAGCTTTGATGAGGATCTGATTCATTCGCTCAAAGTGCTGGTAGCACACTGGTATGAAAACCGGGAAGCAGGCGACTTACCAGACTTCATCATCAATCTCTGGCAACAGTGGCACACCGGGGAGCAAGGGTAATGGCTGACCTTGTGACCAAAGCCGCTGAACTGCGCGATCGGGTGACAATCCAGCATTACATCGAGAACCAATCTCAAACAACTGGTGAACTCACCTACGATGATTCCGCTTGGGCGACCGAGGCCGAAACATGGGGCGATGTCCAAACGCTTTCAGGCCGCGATTACGTTCTAGCACAGCAGTCTGGTTACGTCGCCAGCCATCGTGCCAGACTTCGGTATCGAGTTGGCATCAACATCAAGACTACGCGATTTATCGTAAAGGGTGTCAAGCTCTACGTGGTGCATGTCAACAACGAAGGCGGGCGTAATGCTCGCCTGGAATGCCTCTGCCGATCTGCGGAAACGATGGGGGTGTAGTCGTGGCATTCGCATTCCAAGCACGCATCGAAGGCGTGGAAGCCCTGCAAAAGATGCTCAAGCAGTTTACCCCAGCTTGTCAACGTCGCATCCTTCGTCCCGCACTAAATAACGAAGGAACGAAGGTGCTGAAAGCGGCGAGGCGAAACATTAACCCTGATACTGGGTTGCTTCGTAAGTCGTTAGGCAAGAAAACTAAGACCTATCCTGATGGCGGCGTTGTAGTTATCGTCGGGCCTCGCTATGGGTTCAAACAAGTGATCAAAGGTAAAGGCAAGAATCCTGTCAACTATATGCACCTGGTTGAATTCGGTGCAAGGCCGCACTTCCTTAAAGGCGTAGCTGGCAAGTTGCAAGGTTCAATGCGTGGTCGGCGTGGCCGATGGGTAAAGACTTACAGCAATAGGCATTACACAAAGCACATGCACCCAGGCGCACCTGCACAACGACCCCTAAAACGGGCTGCTGAGTCTGCCCTTGTGGGCGCAGCGCAGAGAATGGCTAACCGTATGGCCATCGAAATCGAAAAGTTGGCCGCTAAAGGCAAACTCAAAACGGGATCATGATGCCTACTGTCCTAGTCAATGCTGCTGAAGAAGTGCTTGTCCACTTGCTGAGAGCCAGCGAGACGGTGCAGGAACTTGTCGCTAACCGCATTGCACCTGACCAATTGCCTATCGACTGGAAGGATAAGACTTCCATTGTTTATGAACTGCAATCAGACAGGCGGCAACGGCTTGTAAATGGCACAGAGACAGGCCTGATACATACCCGATTTACCATCTATTGCATCGACCGCAACCGCGGTAGAAGCCGCATCCTCGCTAAGGCTGTGCGTGATGCCATTGCCGTAAACGAAACGCAAACCATCGCAGAAGTCAGAGTCCGCCAGGTGTTCGTCACTGATGGCGAACGCGACGAATCATTGCCCGGTGCAGATGGCGTAGATGCCCCTGAACGATACCGCGCACTTGACTGCGTAGTCCACTACCGAACATAAGGAGCCGACACTATGGCAAACGACCAGACCATTTCAGCCGGGTGCACGATCAAGTACAAGACGACCAGCGGCGGCACCTATGCAGCCATTGAAAGCGTCACATCGTTCAAGCCGGACAATATCAAAGTCGGCGTCATCAATCTGAAGCGAGCTTTGCAAGACACTAGCCGCTGGAGAAACAAGCGGGCGGGCGATCCAGAAGCTGGGCAAGTCGTGGTCGAATGCGTCTGGAATAAGACCGAGTACGGGTTAGTTCGTGGTTGGGCCGATTCACGCACAGAAGGCTTGTACTTCCAACTCGAAATCGACGACGAAACGACCAAGTCTAAGTGGGAACGTATCGGCTTTGTCTGTGACGTGAAAGAGCCAGAAGTGGTGCAAGGCGAAGAAGGTGGCGA